CGCATGAACTCAAACATCAATGCCATCATTTCTTCGGGCTTTGGCAAGGTGGTCTGTGGGGTTTCGGGGGCTTCTTGTGTGGGGGTCGTTTGTGGGGGCTCGGGCATTTCTAGGGTGGGACCTTTGCATTTCTTTTGGTGATACCACATACCACTTCTAGAAACGTATTCCTTTTGACAAATTGAGCAAGCAATGGGTTGGGGAGAATCTGGTTCAACCCCCCCGTTCAATTCGTCTAATTTCTTATGTTTTGCAGTGGTTAAATGACGATTAAAATCTTTTTTGTTGCGGGTATCAAAGTTGCATTTTATGCAACTATAAATGATAGGGGTTTTAGGGGTTAGCTCTGTACGAAGCCCGGGCATATCGGTCATATAATTCATTTAACATAGAACAAGATATTACCCCTAAATCCTTTTCCGCATAAAACAATTAAAAATGTGTGCAGCCAAGAAAAATCAATAAAAATCACAATTTGCTGCATTATGCTCACAACGTGTTTTTCCAAGAGGTCTTTTGCAAGATTTCCCTGGCACTTTTGAAAAATGGACATTTATTTTTGTCCATTTTCGGCGAGCGATGCCATTTCTTTTCTGGACTTTTATAGAGAGTGATAGAGTAGTATAGTAAACGGGTCCCTAATATGTGGTCCAATGATAACCACCCACAATAAATACCCCGCATAGCAACAATGAAAATGGTAAAATTAGATGTATTTTGGTATGATTATTGTCAAGGTTTTCAATATGCTTGAAAATAATTAGTATAAAACAACGATGTAAAGGGTAAATGACAGTTTCAACAACCGCCGTATTATGCCAGGTCTACCGTTATTTATGAGTCACGATGAACTAACATTAGCAATAGATGAATTAAGCGCTGCAATTGATAAACAGGAAAATGATAAAGATTATCATAAAAAATTACACGAGTCGACTTTAAAACTGGTAGATGAAATCGGCAGTAACGAGAACTTTCAAAAAATGATTGCAGGAGCATTTACACCAGCAGTATGTATAAGAGAGAATTCAGATACACTGGATGAACTAGCAAAGTTATTGGAAGAATATGATGAAAAAGAAGATACCCATGACGGAGGAATTGTAATTCAACAACAATGTAAAGAATAAACGCCAATTAGACCTATTATGCCATTCCCACTATTATTTGTCGTGTGTATTGTCGGTATTGTTACGGCAGTAATTGTGATAGATATGTTATTGTCAATTGTGCGAGATCTTACGTCTCGCCGGTCTAATAAAACATCGCCGCTAAGCGAACGTGAAATCCATATGTAACATCAGGGTCCGCGATTAATAAAAACAATATGCGCGCAACAATAATATAAACGTTATGGTAGTGAAATACATATAATGTCTCTGAATGAATATTTAGCAAGCAGTGGGGTCACTACAATAGAAGGGTCTAGTTATGGTTCTCCGGAACAGGTTAACGATTTAATCCGGTTAACAACTAAACCAAATCTTAAAGTGATGGAAATTGGGTTCAATGCCGGACATTCGGCGGTCACATTTTTACAAAATAATAATGATTTAACATTGACATCATTTGATTTGGGAGAACATAGTTATTGTAAAATAGCGAAAGAGTATGTAGATGCATTGTATCCTACCCGACATACATTGATAATTGGCGATAGTAGAATTTCGGTTCCGACGTATGTAAGAAACCATAAAGATGAAAAGTTTGATATAATATTTATAGACGGTGGACACGAATATGAGATTGCCAAGGCAGATATGGAAAACTGTTTTAAATTGGCGCATAAAGATACGATTGTTATATTGGATGATACCATATTCACGCGTGAATGGGAAACCGAATGGACGGTCGGTCCAACCAGAACATGGACCGAACATTTACAACAAAATCGGGTCATTGAATTAGATAGAAAGGAGTATTATCACGGAAAGGGTATGGTTTGGGGCAAATACATGGTGTAAAAATGAGTGTCCAACGGTATAAATATGTAACTCGGGGTACATATTTGATAAAGTCTTATTGTTTTATGCGAAACGCAGGTCGCCAGAATTCACTGTTTGCATCCCTGTAACCACTCGGATTATTGTGCGAACGTAAATGTTGGGTATTACAGTCAATATTGTAAATAGGTCTACCGGTGCGATAAAAAATATCTAATTGGCGTTCTCGCCATAAATGCTGCTTGATATTTGCATCAGAAAGAATGATAACGGGCTCCATATGTATAAAAGAACGTTACATTTTTATATGGGTTATAATTTAATTCGCTGAATAGATTGCCAATGAATTAAAATAATTAACTTTCGTTACAGTATAACCGAGTTGAGTTAAAAAGTTTCTAGGAGTGTCACACTCAAAATCTATATTCATAGATTTAATCATTGCATCTGTTACATTCAACCCATTTTCTTCAAAGAAAATCGCAGGATGAAATTTATTGATAGTATTTAAAGCTCCCATTAGAACTAATATTTCAGCACCTTCCACATCAATTTTGATATAATCACATTGTTTAAGGTCTAAACTATCAATAGTAATCATATTCACATTTTCGCCACCTTCGCCTAATCCAATAGCACCATAGTTTAAACCACAATTTGCATTACTATATTCTATTAAAGTTTCTTTTCCGTCTTGATGGAATGATTTAATCATATTCGTTTGCATTAATTTATGACCAACTGCATTATTATAAATAGTACAGTTACGAATATCATTATCGCAAATATTTTTAGTGAGAATATTGTGTAAAACCGATTGAGGTTCAAATGACAATATTTCACAGTTTGGAATTGATTTTGAATAAATAACCGAATGACTACCAATATGGGCACCAACATCTAAAATGACATATTTCTGCGGTTTGTTAAATAATGGAATAATTGTGGATAAAACAAGGTCTTCTTCGTAAATTTTACCGAGAGACATTGCTTTAACAAATTCAAAATCGTTAGGGAGACAGCATATCTTACCAAAGTTTGTCTGGTATCGGGTAACGTCGGTCATTTACATATTATTATGTGTTTGCATTTATGCCCTTTAAGATTTATACATTTTAACACGTTTGCTCATTTAAAACGCCCATTATAATTTTAAAAAATTATAGAAGTAAACGGATTTGATATTATTTTATTTTTAACATTAGACGACAAAAAAGAAAAACGATCTAAATTTTTATCTTTCCACCAACTATAATGAAAGCTAATATATAATGGCACACTATATTTAACGTGTATATCAAACAATTCATTTAATATATTTTCTTCTCCACCTTCAATATCTACTTTAATAAGTGAAATTTCATAAACATTTATCTGATATTTTTCTATTATATTTTCTATTGTAATTGTTTCTGCCAAATAATATTCGTTTGTAATTGTATCGTCGCTGTAAATTTGCGACGTAGAATCATTCATTTTTGAATTTTCTAAAAATATATTTTTACCAAACTTTATTTTAATATTATCAACATTAAAAATTGCTTTATTTATTAGCGTAAAATTATTTTTACAATTATTTGTTAAATTAATCATCATATCATTAACCGAATATTTATCAGCATCAATTGAATATACGTGTTTTGAATTTCTTGCTCCATACATAGCGGTTGTTCCAATCCATCCGCCAATGTCAATAAAAACTTTATCTTTTGATAAATATTTATCAAATATTTCAAATCTTTCATTTTCCCATTGATTATATATATTTTTCCAGAAAGATAAGTTTGGATTACTTTCATTATTTTCAATTAAAAATAATTCATTGTTTTTATAAATTTTTAAATATTTTTTTTCAGTATATGATATAATTAGTTTTGATATCGTTGAAATGCTCGTTGAATTAATACTGTTTATGTAATTTTCATATTTATTATATATTTCATTTTCTATATACCAAGGCAAATGTTTTGCTGTGAAATTTCCGGCAATTCTTATTTCACGTCCGTATTTAGATATATTATTCTTATTAATTAAACAAAATGTAGTATCTATATCTGCGTTATATAATTCATAATTATCATCATGTATTTTATTTATCCAAAATTGTTTTTCCCAATCATAAATGGAGATATTATCCCTAACATAATAACCGTTGTAAAATTGTTCAAAATCAGATATATTTAAAGCAAATCCAATTTTATTTGATTCATATTTATCAGATAAATATGATAATATTTCAATAAAATCACTTGGAATATTTTCATTCAACTTTAAGTCTGGGTCTGTTAATATAAATTTATTAGGCAAAACATCATATATATGTTTATTTTTATTTGATGAAATCCAAGGACCGTTATTTTCCAAATTATGTATAACTTTAACATCAATGTTGTTTAAAAAATTTATAGTATTTAAACATGTGCTTTTATTATTTACAATTTGAACATTTTTATAATATTCCTTGTTTATTTTTAATATTTGTTCTAATGTATTTTTAACATATAAATAATTGTTATAGCAAATAATTACTATTGGAATATCCATAATATATATATATTTATATTTGTTTATATCTATATCTATATATTTAAGTTTTTTATATTATAATTATATATGCATCACCAGAAGAGTAGTGATTAAACGGAAACCGCATTGCAATATTATTTAGTGGAGGATAAATCACAAGAAGAATTATTTGTAGGTGATTTCATTTAAAAATGGGAGTTTTAAATGAGAAAGGTGTAACACGTTTAATTTTAATAAATATTATATATTATATTATTTATTATGAATAACAATACATTTGTAATTCCATCTTCGTCCTCTACTAATAAGTTAAGTGAAACAGATTTAATCAATGGATATACGCAAATTGCACCAAATGTGTATAAATTTATAGATATAAATGCGAATGACGTTATTGATTCTATTAATTTATTTACAGTTTGTGAAAAACAACTAACAAAATAGACATTAATTTAGATATGTTAAAATGAGTCTTTAACTTTATAATTTGTTTTACTAATAATGTAATAATAATTATTACATCATTTACAAACGAATTGGATTATCTACAAGTGGTTTGCATCAATATTGTATAATTTAAATAATCTTTAAAATAGTCATAATTATTTATTTCATCAATAGCTTCATAATTTAATTGAAATTGTTCATTTATTTGAAACATTGCAATACCTCTAAAGTTAATGTTATAATAATAATTAAATTTTGACAATTTATCGCTAAAATGCTGTAATATATAATAAATAACTTTCCAAACATCACCGGTCCAGTTTTCTCCATATTTTAAAATACCATTTTCATAATAATGATTAATTGGGATTTTTAACTGCTCATTATAATTAAATGGTAGAACATCGTTGATGAAAATAATACCGCCGTTAGATAATACTTTTATGCAATTATTTATATCTCTTAAAATATATTCAGCTTGATGCATTCCGTCAATAAAAATTACATCAAATACTTTTTCCTTTTCTGACGGCATTATATTCATAAAATATTCATCTGATGTGTTTTTATACAAATGACCTTTATTTGGCGTAAATTTTGGATCAGGATCAACACCAATTTTATCTAAAAAATGAACCATATTAAATGTTTCTCCGTATTCTACTCCTATTTCTAAATATTTATCCGTATATTGTGTTAGTTGATTAATTATGTGTGCTTTATATGTTAACTTGGTATTAAACTTTGGTTTGTTTGTAATTGCATTTGTTGCATGTATATTGAATATTTCGTAATTCGGCGTTGAACTATATAATAACTTAAAGTAGTTAATTAGCAGATTAGTGTCTGTATCTATCAATGTATAGCATTTCATACGGTCAAACCCATAACGGTCCAATCGTTGTTGTAAATATTCAACTGAACATTTATTTTCTAATACAATAAAATCATTTTTGCCGTTTTTATACAACTCTTTAATTTTATCGTGGTGAAATAATAAACTGTCAAGCCCGATAATACAGTATTGACAATCATAATCATTGTTTATAACTAAATTACAATACTTATGCCTATATGTATTCGTATCTCTTTCCCATATTTTTGAATGATGCGAACTATACAGTTCATCCTCATATGCATTTAATTCTTTCATTTTATCATTTATTGATAATTTTTGAAAATATACAGGAGAAATATAATTCGGACCAATTCGGTTTATTTCTGAATTTCTAATTAAAGAGAAATTATTTTCCGAATCATTCATATACTGAATATATCCTATTTTGTGTATTTTTGCTATTTTTGTTGAGACAGCTGTTTTTAAAATTATTTCATAATCATCGCAAATTGGCAAATATTCACAGTAACTACCCATTTCCATTAATGTTTCTCTCCGCCAAATTCTTGGATGGTTTGGACAACAAGCCAGATGGCTAAGAGTTATGTTATTTATATTTGGGGTAATGTAAATTAGTCTCCATTTATCTTCATACTTTTGAGAATAATAACCACCATATCCCTTACAAATAAAATCACCATACCATTGATTTGCTCCATTTTCATAAACAATTGCAAAATCCATATAAATAAATCCAACGCTCGGATCTTTTTCAAATAATTCTGCTGATTCTTGTAAAACATATGGCATTAATTCATCGTCGTGGTCCATTTCAATCACATATTTACCACGACATAAACCAATTGTCTCGTTTTTTACATTGCCGATGCTACCATTATTACATGACCGACGAAAAAATCTAATACGCGCGTCATTTTTAAAATTATTTCTTAAAAATTCAAAATTTTTATCATCGGGCGAATCATCTACTATTATCCATTCCCAATCTAACAATGTTTGCTTTTTCAAACTGTTATAAACGCGCATTATTTTTGAAAATGAATTAAATGATGGTGTAAATAATGAAAATGTTGGTCTTGTTTTTTCGCGTGAAACCAAACACAAATTTACGTAGAGATTATTAACTAATTCATTAAATTCATTGACATTTGTTATTGATGATATTGTGTTCATATGTGTGTGACGAATCATCATTTCTCGCGATAATACTGTTGATAATTCATTATAGTATTCGTCAATAGAGTCGCCATACGTAAAAAGTAAATGATAGTTACTATTATGAATCTGTTTTACACTTTCTAAACTGCTTGCTATAAAAACAGTACATTCTAATTGTTGTGAATTTACAGTAAAAAAACTGTCAAAGTCTTTATATTTTTCTTTACGATAAAAAATAATATATGGGTACTTCATTTTTACCCTTGAATATTTAAAATGGAACAGTATATTTAAGTCGTTTCATAAAAATAATCAAAACGTGTAAAATCAATAGTAGGAGTTTCACCTACGATGGTCTACCGTATCTTCTTCCCTTTAATTAGTTGAAAGTAACAAATGTGATGTATTTTTGATAAAAATGCATGTCA